ACAAAAAAACTGGCAAAGAAAATCGTATTACAATTAAATCAGACAGTGGTTTAACTAAAGAACAAATTGAGGAAATGATTCGCGATGCCGAAGCCAACGCCGACGCCGATCAAAAGCAACGCGAATTAATTGAAGCACGTAACCAAGCGGATTCTGTAATCCACCGGGTTAGAACTGATCTAAAAGAAGTTACAGGCAAACTTTCAGAAGATCAGACGAAGAATATACAAGATGCTATTGCGAAATTAGAAGAAGCGGTAGCAGGCACAGACAAAGAAGCAATTACATCTCGATTGAGTGAATTGTTTGTGGCCTCGAATGCTATCAATGAAGTAAAGCAGCAGTCAACTGCACCAGAGTCTGATCCGCCTAAATCAGATGATGATGTAATTGACGCTGAATTTAAAGAAAAGCCGTAAAGAATATGCAGCATAGATGCCTTTGGGGTCTAGGCTCATATATGTCATTTTTGCTTAAGGAGAAAATAATATGACAACATATACAATTAGCACATTTGATCTACCTACCTTACATCGACACGCTGTAGGATTTGATAGATTATTCAATGAGTTAGGTCGTACTTTTGCCAACAGTAAGACCGAAAACTATCCACCGCACAACATTGTTAGAATTGACGACAATCACTATGCTATTCAACTAGCAGTAGCTGGTTTTAGTCAAGACGAGTTAGATATTGAGTATAAAGAAAATATTTTAACTATACGTGGTGAGCAAAAACAAAAAGATGAGTACGAATATCTACATAGAGGTATTAGTGCTCGTAATTTTACTCGTCATTTTACATTAGCCGATAATGTAGAGGTTAAAGGCGCTACAGTAATTAATGGTATTTTGGCAATCAGTCTGGAACATATTGTTCCGGAAGAACAAAAAGCTAAAAAAATTGCCATCACATTTGCTAAGTAAAGCGATAAGTATTATAATAACAGTAGGGGGATACAGCCCCCTACTTAACCTACAAAATTATGAGCAAAACAGATATTGTAGTTAAACCTAAAATACATGTACGTACAAATGTATTACCCCCTAGTTTGTATAATGTCATCTACTTAAATGATAGTGTGACAACAATGGAATTTGTAGTAGAATCATTAAAAAACATTTTTCACCATTCCGAAGAAACAGCTTTAGAGTTGACACATAAAATACATGAGGAAGGATCTAGTGTGGTCAGTACTTTGCCGTACGAAATCGCAGAACAAAAAGGTGTTGAAGCAACACTACTTGCTCGTAACAATGGTTTTCCACTCAACGTTAAATTAGAACCAGCCGCCTAATGATATTCAATAAAATTCGAGAACTTAAGGACAAAGGACTTAAGATTGGGATTACCTTCTCCACTTTTGACTTATTTCACGCAGGGCATGTTGCAATGCTGGCAGAGGCTAAAAATCATTGTGATTATCTTATTGCCGGACTTCAAACTGACCCTACGATTGACCGGCCGGACACCAAAAACTCTCCGGTACAAAGCATTGTTGAAAGACAGATACAACTTGCGGCATGCCGTTACGTGGATGAAGTGGTTGTGTATCAAACTGAACAAGATCTAGTAGATTTACTGCTAATTCTTCCATTGGATGTTCGTATACTAGGTGTTGAATACGCAGACAAAGACTTTACCGGTATGGAAGAAGGTTACGCAAGAAATATTCAATTGGTGTTTAACAGCCGTGATCATTCGTTTAGTTCAAGTAGTTTGCGTCGCAGAGTGGCAGCAGCTGAAGCAGACCGAGCACTAAGGAGTCAATGATGGATGTCATGCTCGACATCGAAACACTTAGCACTCGACCATGGTCGGTTATTCTAACGTTAGGCGCAGTTAAATTTGATCCATGGGCAGACGATGTTAATCAAACCAAGGGTTTATATATTCGACCAGATGTTAATGAACAGTTAGCTATGGATAGGCATGTGCAAGATGAAACTGTTGCTTGGTGGGCCGCCCAGACTGAGGAAGTTAGAGAAGAAGCATTGGGCGAAGAAGGCCGAATAAGTATTAACGACATGCTAGATCAACTCAATCGTTTCTTGGTTGGTGTAAATAACATTTGGTGTCAGGGTCCTGCGTTTGATATTGTTATATTAGAAGACTTATACAGACAAGTGGGTCGACCAACTCCTTGGCAATTCTGGCAGATTAGAGACAGTAGAACGTTGTTTGGTGTGCATGGTGATCCGAGAGAAAAAAACAGACACGGTGCTCATAACGCTTTAATAGATTGTTATTATCAAGCCAGTGCTGTGCAGGATATATATAGAACCGTAGGAGTAAAAAGAAGATAATGGATATTATTTTTAGTAGACAAGTAGCCACAGACTTATCAGAAAAGTATGTTGTGTTAGAACTGGAACCACACATAGTAGGCGAGGATATATTAGAAACTTTTTGTGTACTCGCTCCAGAAAAAATCGTCAAAGAAGTTGCCATGTTGGATCATTGGAAAAAGCTACATAATGAGTTTGTCCAGGCTAATAAAGATAAAAATGGTAAACTGTGCAAGGATCTAGCTGAATATTTAAAAGGAAAATGGAGCGGTGAACTAGATGAGTTTTACGACATAGTTTGTAGTAGATTTGATTATCAAGTAGAAACATAATATTGGTATTTTATCGTTGCTCGACGCAATGATATATACAATATGAACAAATTATTAGCTGCCATCTTACTGGCGACTACAGCCATGGCAGCTACAGCCGAACCAAGATCAAGACCAATCCAAGTTATGTGCGGTAGTTTTGAAGATGTCCAGGCTACCATGGAAAAATATGGTGAAAAACTAATCATGGCCACCCAGGCACCCAATGAACAGACTGTTAACTTAGTTTATTCCAATTTTGAAACTGAAACAACCAGCTGGTTTGTTCACGACTTACGAACAGATGAGTATTGTATGGTTGGAGTTGGCAAACGAATTTATATACCTGATGACAGTGTGCTTAAAAAGGGTATTGGAGTCGGAACAAGAATAATATACAAATAACCTGGATTTTCCAGGTTTTTTTGTGACATTTAAAGGAGTATAAAAATGAGCTGGTTTGCACATCGACCTTCCAAAAATCCCCCCCAACCCACACCTGTTACACCTCCCCATAGAATGTAATAGTTAACTAGTAATAATTTTTTCGACGTAATTTGGTAAGTATTACTAAGTTCGATTAATATTGGTTCTTCAATAAAAATAAAAAACGGAAGCAAACATTGAACCAGTTAGCTATAACGAACTGTACTAGTGATGGGTCGGAGCTATGGATCCATTAACACTATTTGCCCTGGCAAATGGTGCTGTACAGGCAGTTAAAAAAGGCTGCGAATTATACAAAGAAATAGCCAGCGCAGCAGGCGATGTCAAAGGTGTTCTTAGTGATCTAGAAGAACAGTTTAACCTACGGCACAAAGATAATCCTCCCACAACTGCTGAACGCAATCAGTACATTCAAGAAAAAAATCGTGTTATTGAATTAAGCAAGCAACAGCCTAACGATGTTTATACGCAAATTGGCGAAGAGCTAGGAGTGTACTTTGAAAACTACGCCAAATGTTCGGCAATTTTTGAAGAAGAAGAAAGACATGCCAAAGAAGTTTATACCGGTGAAACCAGTCTAGGAAAGCGGGCACTACAGCGTGTTCTCATGCAAAGCAGACTTACTGCCATGGAAGCCGAACTGCGTGAACTTATGGTATATAACTGTCCTCCGGAATTAGGTGATTTATACACTAGAGTTCAGGCCATGATGGAGAAAATGAAAAAGGAACAAGCAATTGCCTGGGCTAAAAAAAGAAAAGACGATAAGATTGCTGCACAAAAAAAACAAAAAAGAATCGAACACATAAAATGTCATGCGTGGAAATACGGTATTACAACTGTTGTTTGTATATATCTAATATGGTTGGTATGGGCTGTAGTACAAGTACGAATAGATGTCTATCCTGAATTAGGTCGTTGTTTGGTACCAAAAGGTAACGTAGTATACAATTGGTACAATAATTTAAAGTGGATAGATTGTGAAATACAAGAATGAGTAAATATGAATTCACTGTTCAGGCCAATGCGTATATTGTAAGTCGTATGTATACTGATCATGGGTATACAGTAGAAGAAATTTGTTTGCGATTACGGTACTCACAGGATGCTGTAGAAGCAGTTATTAAAAAATTTAATTTAGAACATGGCGAAAAATCCTGGCGTTATTAAAATTGTTCTTAACTTGTATTTTCAAGGATACTCAGTTGTAGCTATAGCTCGTGTTTTGAATTTATCAATAAGTGAAGTTGCTGACATTATTAACTGTTACAAATAAATCTTTTTGACAACGTGGTGATAATTTTGTATAATAACTAATTATAGTTAATTATTATTTTTTCTGAAATATGCATTTATTAATAGTCACACTTTTGCTGTTTTGTTTTGATATTTGTTCTGCGGCCAATATCCAAGCCAAGTCGTGGCTAATTGCAGACAATGAAGGCAAAATAATGGAATCTGAAAACATCGAAATCATTCAACCCATTGCCAGTATTACCAAACTAATGACAGCCATGGTGGTATTAGATTCAAACCCAAATCTAAGTGCAACTGTAACAAAAAAAATCAAAGGGTTGACTGTAACCAAGAAACAATTGATTGATTTAGCAATTGTAAAATCTGACAATACCGCGGCCAAAATGCTTTGCGAAACTTACCATAAAGGATATCACGGTTGTATCAATGATATGAATTTAAAAGCTCAAATTTTGGGTATGGATAATACACGTTTTGAAGATAGCAGTGGACTTGATAATCGCAACGTTAGTACACCTAGAGATCTTATTAAACTGTTACTTGCAGCAGAAAGGTATCCAGAAATAGTTTATGCGTCGAATCAAATTTCAATTAATTTGATGAAAAAAAAGAAACGAAAACTTTCTAAGTTGAATTTTACTAACACCAATCCCTTAGTAGGAAAATACAACGTCATTGTTAGCAAGACAGGTTATGTTCGAGCCTCGGGCGGATGTCTAGTGATGAGTGCCATAATTGACGGCAAAAAGAAGTTGTATATAATTTTAAACAGCAAAACAACAAGAACAAGAATTCACGACATGGAATCTTTGATATTGATGGGTATAGAAAATCGTCTTTAAGATTTTAAAAGTTTTTTAATGCCTTCAAAATCTATTAG